TTTGGTCGCCCTGATTGCGGCGGGCGCTGGCCTTCTGCATTACACGATCTCGCCCGCTGACCAGCAGAGCCTCATTGACGCGCTCACCGCCGCGGGCGGCGCGCTGGGCTCCATCCTGGCGATCTATGGGCGAATCACGGCGACCAAGCAGATCAGCGGCTCGTGACGTACTTTTTGGGCAAGAAACCGGCGCGAGAAGGGGCGATCAAGTTCGCTTTCGACAAGTATTTCGACGTTCCGTCCTTGCCCAAGCCGCCCAAGCGCTTCTTGAGCAACAAGCTGCCGCCGAACTGGAAAATGTTCGCCAATGACCAGTGCGGCGACTGCGTGTGGGCGGGCGCGGCGCACGAGCACATGAAATGGGGGTTCGAGGCAGGGCAGCTGATCACGTTCACTGACGAGGATGTGCTGGCCGACTATTCCGCCTGCACCGGCTACGATCCGGCCAATCCAGACACCGATCAAGGCACCGACCTCCAAGCCGCGCTCTCCTACCGCCGCAAGACCGGAATCATGGACGAGATCGGCATCCGCCGAACGATCGACTCTTATGTGGCGCTGGCTCCCGGAGACCCCGACCAGGTCGCGCTTGCCGCTTACCTCATGGGGGCGTGCTCGGTCGGGGTAATCCTGCGACAAAATAATGTGGACCAGTTCGACGCCCTCTTGCCTTGGGCGCCAGATGATTCCTCACCGATCATCGGAGGTCATTACGTGCCGTGCATCGGCCGCAACAGCGCCAACAACCTCGTCGTGGTGACGTGGGGGCGCCTCCACGCCATGACCCCCAAATTCGTGCAGGCACAGATGGACGAGGGCGCCGCCTGTCTCGACTTCGACCGCCTGACCAAGGGCTTCTCGCCTCAACTGTTCGACATCGCCACTCTCAAGGCCGATCTTGCGGCCTTGGCCAACCCAGGAGCCTGAAATGAAGAAGTTTCTGTTCGTAGCCGCTTTGACTGCCAGTTTGAGCGGGTGCTCGACGTTCGCCGGCCAAACCCCCAGCCAGATCGTGAGCAGCGTCGTCGCCGAAGTTCAGTCGGCCACGCAGGCGCTCTGCAAGTTCGCGCCGATCGCGTCGAGCGTAGCGGCCATCGTGGCAGCGGCCCCCGCTAGCGCCGCTGTGGCGACGATCGCGAGCGCCATCTGCGGCGCGGTTGCCAACGCACCTGCCTCTGCGCACCTGCATGCTGCTGCCCCGCAGGCGGTTGCAACCGTCTATGGCCAGCCGGTGGTCGGCAACTTCGTCAGGTAAAGGCTGTGGAAGAACTGTTCTCCATCTTGGCGAACAACAGTGGTGACATCGAGGATGCCATCACGCAGATTGGTGGTATAAGTGTACTGCTCCGGATTATTCCGGATCTCTACCGGATCGGGCAAACCGCAATGAAAAACCAGCCCGATCCGAGGCAGGCACTGCAGCAGGTGCAAACCGTGCTGGCTTATAACAATGAAACCAAGGAGCGCGTGACAGCATGGCAGACAGCCCACGGCTTGGAAGCGGACGGCATCGTTGGAAATGCCACATGGGACAAGGTCGAGCAGCTTACGTCGTCCTAGGGTTGCTTGCCGGGACCAGCACCATTTCCGCGCAGTCCGAGCTTTCACCTCCTCTCACTCTTGAAGCCGCCAAAGCGTATGCCGCCGGCATGGGCGTGAACCCTGGCTCAATCTTTCGCGTGGGGCAGAATCGGTACCTCATTGCCTCAGTAAAAGCCCGGAGTTCACACGTCAACTCGTTCGAGGTAGAGATCGAGGTGATCCCGGCTCAGCGGGTACCATAGTGTCTTCTGAGCTGGGGGATAATACGATGAACGAAGCTTCGATCCTTCTTTACGACGTAATCGCGCTCAAAATTGTGTGTGGCTTCTTTGGGGGCGCCTCGTACGCCGTCCTCGACCGCCAGTCCAGTGCCAAAGTGATCGTCGCCTCCATGTTCGTCGGTGTCATGACGGCAGTTTTTTTCGGTGAAGCGGCGAACAATGCCGTGGGGAAGTGGGTTGGTTGGGAAGGGACTTCCTATTACGTTGCAGGTCTCTGTGGAATGGTTATCCTACCAGCGGTCTTGGCCGCGTCCAAGAAGTGGACTGCCACGCTATCGAGCCGCTTGGACGAAGGAAAAAAGTAATGGACGATCTGAAAACTGCGCTCAGCGTGCTGGCTGGCGTGATGGACGTCATTGCCGTCATCACAATCATCGTCTGCCAGCAGACTCTTACCGCGGATTTCGGGCTCAAGAGCAAAAAGCATATCTGGAGCTTGTTGCGCCGGATGATGTATTGGCTGGCAGCAAGCGCTTTTATGTTCTTGGCAATTTATCGCTTCAAGAATATCGGCCCCGCCGAATACATCGACACGGTACCGCACGTCATGGTGGTGCTTTACACCATCTTCTTTCCGATCTTGCGAGCAACCGGCGTCATCTCAGCAGATACATTTTTAGGAACCGAGGGAAGGCAACGCACCTTGGCCATAGTCATGGGCGCGTTCGTGACCGTTGGGGTTTTGACGATCGCGCCGTTTGTGATTTGATGCCGCTCCTATGCTGACATGAGGAATTGCCAAGCATCGCGCGTCCACAAGGCATCTGCCAATGCGTCGTGCTCTGCGCTGGTCTGCTTTGGGAGTCTCGGGTTGCCCTTGCTGTCGGCGAGTTGCTTCACGTCCCGACAGAACATCGGCCAACCTTTCGGCAAGTCGATCATGCGGCCATGAAGCTGACAAAGCGCGACCCAATCATAGTCGGCGTAGTAAGCCCAAATCTCCGGCTGCTCGCCCATGAAGGAGACCAAGTCTGTCGCGATGTACTCGCGGTACTTTTGCGGCCCCCGCAGATGAGGAAAGACGTGCTCTGATAGCCACGCGCTCTTGCACGCAAGATGATCTGCGCCAGGGGCTTCCGCGTAATAGGTGCGGCCGTCCTCAGCCACGACGCCGATGGAAATAAGCTCGATCGTCCTGCCGTCCTCGAAAAATTCGGTATCGAACCAAAACCGCATGGCCGCTCCTATGCTGCTTCGACTTATTTGGTGGCAGTGCGCGCGATCGACAAGAGAACGGATCAACTCCGGGGAGGCCGAAATAGCAGCCGCTGGTTTCGACGAACAGCGCAGCGATCACGGCCGCTCCTTTATATTCAAGCTGCGTTTGCTACCACCAACCACATGGTCACCGCCAACGTGGTTTGATGGATAAGCTGGTCAAGACCGATGACGACAAAAAAGTTGTGCCAGTCTTGTTTGGCGTACAAGCGAGATGTCCATCGGCTAGTCCCGTAGTCCGTCGCGAAGTGCAACATGCCATTGCCGACGACGAATGCGGCCCACGGCAGGGTAACGCCGAACAGCGCCGCAGACGCCACCGCCAGAACTCCGGTATAGGTCGCCACATGCTTGCCGAGCGCGATGTTGTTCTTGCTCTTGTTGATAGACTGCCAGTGGGTTTGTAGGACGAAGTCCGCCACCCAATGCGTCACTAGCAGCCCGAGAAACAACCAAAGCACCGAAAGTCCTCCTATTTCTTCTCGGTATTTGCTGCAAACTCTTGAAGCGCGCGAAGGATAGCCTCCTGCAAGCCCGGCGCGTCAAGGTGAGACTCGAACGGGCCGATGACCGCAAAAACCTTGTCGGGGTCTCTTCTGACGGAGTCCACGTCGCATAGGTTTCTGCCGTCAGTGTAGATGATCCGCATAACCGGCTCCTTCTCTGACAGTCTCCGCAACGGACTAGACCGCTCGCTTCCCACCCCGGCTTGGCTTGGAGTTTGTAGTCGTCGCCTACGCCATGACGCGCTAGCTCCTACATCCTGTTCTGCCTCACGGGCCAAAGCCTCGTCCGTCTGCCGTTGCGAAGCTCGCTCCTAGTCCTTGTTGTCGCGTTTGTTGGGTGAACCGAATCGCTGCCGCAGCCATTCCCGGCTCGGTGAGCCGCCAAAGCGCTTCTTGATCGCGGTCATGCGCTCATCGTCATTCTCGTAGCGGTAGCCCGCTACCTCAGCTTAGACGTAATTGCTCGTGAACGAACCTTAAGAAGGTAGGCCCGCCGGTCCCGCGGGCGCAGACGCGGGACCGGAAATCCTTTTTTGTAGCGGATAGCTACCTCCAGCCGAGTCAACAGGAAGTTGACCGTCTCGTTATCCTGCGGCGCCCCGCCAAGCTGAACGCCCTTCACCCACTGCCGGACTGTGGCGTGCGAGCGCTCCAGCCAGCGCGCCAGGTCCATCATGGTGAGATTGCCATTTTGCTGCGCCCAGATCAGGCGGTCCTGCAAGGTGCGTACGCCGCTCATATCACTGCTTCCCGAAGAGGTTATTGATGGTCGCCTGCAGCTCCGGATTGGGCGCTACGCCAGGGCTGATTCCGAACTGTGTAGGCTGCTCGGTCGCGAACGGTGCCGGCTGCTCGGCTGCCGGTCGGAAGGGGGCGACGGGGGCCGCCGCTGGTGCAGCCTCCGCTGCCTTATCCGCCGCGATCTCCGCCGCCGTGCGCCGCTTGCGCTTCTGCGCTGGCGGTGCCGTGCCGTTGGTCGGCGCATTGCCAAAGGGCGCAGCCGGAGGCGGCGAGGATGGTGTAAACGCCACCGGTTGAACAGGAGCATCGGAAGATGCCGAAGGCGCCGGCAGTGCCCCTTGCCGCGGCACGTCGTTGCGGCCCACGAGCATATCGGTCTTCTTGCTGCTGAGCGCTGCCTCGCGGTGATTGTACATCCCCTCGTCGATGTACGCGGTGGCATTGAACTCAAGCTGGCCGTTGGTGTCGGCCTGGAAAGTGACGCGCGTCACCACGTCCGAAAGGTCCGTACTCTGATTCTCGAACTTCTTGACGTAAGCACCCCACGCCTTGAACGAGCCCGGCGTGATCTTGAATTGGAACAGCATGGTGGGGTACTTGACCGGCTGGAACGCCGCCCACTTCTCATCGCGACACGCCTTGATCGGCTTGCCCGACTGCTTGGAGTGCGCGGAACCACGCTCGTTATGACGACAAGTGGCGCAGGTTGAGGATTGCGGGCTCGACGCCTCACGGCTGGGCGCCACACCATTGGCCGACCAGCAGGTGGGCGGATCATTGGAGTCCGGCTCGTAGTCGTGCTCGTAATACTGCTTGCACATCACGTCGCTCACGTCGACGAAGCAGCCGTCGAGGTAAAGCTCCTGCACCGGCTGCTTGTTGCCGGCAGCGTCGACCAACGTAAACCGGTTGCCGCGGATCGACACGTGCGGCGGCAACGCACCGCCAATGCCCTCGGCTGCCTTGCTGGCGAGCTTGGGGGTGGTGCGGTTCTGTAAATATGCGGGTAGGTCAGACATCAGGTTCTCCGTATGTTGAGCCGTGTAAATCGCGAGACGTCGGTGCCAGGCGGGCACATGCCGTCATGTGAGTCGAGATGCGCCTTGAACTCGTCAACCTGCGGGGCGCCGATCTTGAGCAACCCACCGCGGTTGTCCCAATCCTCCAGCACCCAGTCGAGGTAGACCTCTTGGTTGACCACCTTGGGCGTGGTGATCGTAGAGGTGTAAAAAGTACCGTACTCGGTCTTGCCGCTCTCTTGCTTGCTTTCGTTCAAGAAGGCATGAAGCTCGTTCTTGAGCTTCTCCATCTCGTCCTTGAAGGGCTTGATGTAGTCCGCGAAGCGCTTGTTCGCGCGCGTGCAGTGATCGTCAAGCTCGAAATAGCGCTTCACCAGTTCTTCCGTGTTCATATGTCCCCCTTCTTGGCTCGATACAGGATTTTCATCCGCAATTTTTGGCACTTCCTACATTTTCGGCAGCCATCAACGATGTAGGCGTCTTCTAAACTGTGCCCAAAAGGACAATGGGTTTTTTGAGCGTTTTTTGCCGACACTCCTTGTCCACGCAAAACATTAATTTTAGCTGGCACCGGCTCTTGGTGTTCTGGGTTAACACACCCAGGATTTCTACATAGATGATCCATTACAAATGACTCAGATACGGGCCCATTATAAAATTCATAAATCAACCGATGTGCGGGGTGATTGAATTGTTTTCCTTTATGACGCCCCAATCGAACCCAACCGTAGCCAAGCTTATCCACACTGCCAAACCAGAGCCAACACCCTGACATTGGTTCAGGAATGACTTTGGTAAAAAGCCAATCTGGTAAATCATGCGGCATCTACATTTCGCCTTTAGCAACAGCAGCAAGAAGCGCCCCTTGCAGAGATTCATTATTCTCTAGGCGGCGATAGATTTCCATTTCTAACTTATTACTCACAAATTGGACGACACACACCGGGTAACGCTGACCTGGGCGATGCGCCCGCTTGTTCGCCTGTAGATATACTTCAGTTCGGTCAACGGGTCCGTACCATATAATTGTTTGAGCCGCGTAAAGGTCCAATCCGTGCGCCATCGTGCCGGGATCAGCAATGAGCAACCGAGGGTCTTCGGACTGCTGGAAAGCCTGAAATATGCGGGCACGTTCCTTTTGGCTGGTCTCGCCATTGACCACCTCCCGACTCCAAGCGCCAAGCTCTCGGTATAACAAGTGCACGACGGATGTCAAGGGCGCGAAAATTAGACATTTGCCCGGAGCCTGCTCCAGCACCGCTTTCAATTCATTAAGACGCGGCGAAGCGTCGATTTGGTGGGCTTTATGGTCGTGATCATAGATGGCACCCAAACTGATCTGAATGAACTTGGTGCGAACGGCTGCTTCGTTGGCAGCTGTGATCGGCTCGCCCGATTTGACGATCACTTGCAAGTTCTTCTTGAGATCGTCCATATGCCGCTTCTGCTCGGCGGTCAACGCCACTTCGCGTTGCTGCGTGGTCATCTCAGGAGCGTCCCACACATCGCGAATGTCGAACCGGATGGAAGGCGTAAGAAGCTGCCGCGCCTTCTCGTAGCCGTCCTTTTGCGGCTTCCAGACGAACTGTGAGACCTTGATCATGGTCTCCAGGCGGAATGTCGTCTCGCTCTTGCCGAACGCCCCATTGACCAACTTGGCGAGGCCGTAGGCGTCCGTGGGAGCGTTTGGTGTCGGAGTACCGGACAACAGCCAAAGGTAATCCTTGGCGCCGAAGATCAATCGCGCGAGGCGGTGTCGCTTGGTGGTGGCGTCCTTGTAAGCTGACGCCTCATCCACAATGGCAAGCTTGATGTCGTCTCGTTCGGCCAGCGCCTTACTGAAACCGTCAAGCTCGAACCGTTTGCGCGTATGCGAGCCAATACCCACGCCGTCGAAGTTGATAATGTAAAAGTCGGCATCGCGCGAAAGCTTGTCCAGTCGTTGCTCGGGTGTGCCATAGAGAATCTCGAAGCTCCGTTTGCCAAGAAAGTTCTTGAATATCGCGTCCGCCCACACCCGCTGCATGATTGACAAGGGGCAGACGATAAGGGCGCGGAATTTGCCTTTGGGATGCTGGCGCATAAGCCAGTCGGTCGCCCAAAGCGTGGTGAGCGTTTTGCCGACCCCCATGTCGCTGAGATTGAAGCTGCGAGGGTGCAGCACCATGAAATTGGCAGCGAGCTTCTGGCTGGCCCACGGCTTGATCCCAGGCGCTGCCGACCAGTCGTAGTCCGTCATCACCTCGGGGACCGGGTGACCCAGCCAACGCAGAATCTGGCTGTTGCGCAGTGTCCGCGGCACCGCCACCCAATTGTTGAAGGTTTTGGCTTCCGGGATGTGGTGCGGGATCCGGTCAGAGCGGTGGGGGTAGATCAGAAGGTTGTTTTGCCGATCGTGATAAAAACCGTTCATCCTTCATCTCCCCATCGAGACCCCACACTGATAAATTACGCAAAAATGAGTCCATCGAGTCGCACCAGAAAGCAGCCCCGCCTGCGGCAATGATTTCTTTCATGCACAACTCTTGCCGCGGTGTTGGCTTCCTGCCTTTGGTCTTATACTCGATACCGACAAACCGGCCGTGGATGCAGCACAGATCATCTATGGTGGCGGCACCGTAGCCCATCTGGACGGGCGAGAAGCGGTACGCGCCCAGCCGCTTGAGGTAGATGCGCGCGGTCTTTTTCAAGTTGCCTTCTTCGCTCATCGAAACCTCGCAAAACTACCAAACAGCTTTTTGGCAGCTACTTGGTACGCTGCGTGTGCTAATTCAGGTGAGCTAAATCTACCAAGGTAATGATTTTTTCCGTTGCAACATATTTGGGCAAGATAGCGCCCTTTTTCTTTACTCACTCCTTTACAGCCGTGTTTGTTATCACAGCGCATTTTTGCGTTTGCAATATTTTGACTATGGGTAGCCAGACGTAAATTTGTCCAGCGGTTATCTAACCCGTTCCCATTTTTATGGTCTATTCGGCTTTTAGGCCAACGTCCGAGCATGTATAAATACGCCAATCTGTGCGCAGCGTATTGTTTTGAAAAAATTTTTATTCTGATGTACCCATGTGAATTTGCTCCTGCAGGACTGCCGCTTTTTATTGACGTGCTACGTGGACGTTTCCAAATCCACTTTCCAGTACGCGGGTAATAAGTTAAAATTTCTCTAATTAAGCCTGCTGTCACACGCGGCATTTATATAGACTTTCGGTTATGGGGGCAATCACGAACGGGGCAATACCCACAAAGCCCGCTCTGCTTCTTGTGCCACGCGTCCGCCGCGCGATCGGCCTCGATATTCGCGGCGATCTCGCGCATGCGCGTGAGCGTGGCGTCGGTATCGGACAGGTCATAGACTTGGCCCATGCGATTTTCCTTGAGCCACGTGTACGAGCCGAAGATGTTGGTCAAATGTGGGAACTTGGCTTTGGCCAGCACCGCGTTGGTTTGCAACTCGAACGGATGCTCGTAGTTGGACTTTCCAGTTTTCCAGTCGACGAGGAAAGCCGTATTTTTCTCCGTAAGAATCACGTCGACCTTCCCGCGGAACCACACAGGGGCGTCCCAATAAGGACTCGCCTTGCCGGTGTTATCGATTCCGATCTGCTGCTCGGTCACGGCGTTCTTGCGATCGAACGGCAGCGCGAAGCACTCCCACTGCTCCATCTCGGCGGGCAACGGCTTGCCCGACCCCACCCGCAGCTCGAACGCCTTGTGGACTTTATTGCCCCAGGCGATCTCGGGTGTCTCGACGTAAGGCCCGAGATCCTTCTTGATATAGCGCCGCTGCATTGCCTCCGGGCAGTTGAGATAGGCGTTCAAGATCGAGAACGTGAACACCAACGGCTTCGCCGGACGTCGGTCGAGGAAAGCGGGAATGCCGGCGTGCACGGTCATGCGAGCATCTGGTTCAAAATGGAACGTTCCTCGGGATTGAGCTTGCTGATGGCGCGCACCAACTGCCCGAGCAGCGCGTAATTGACGCCAGCGCTGGGAGGGTGCGCCTCCAGGTCGGTCGCGGGCGACGGCTTGGCCCGGCGCGTCCACTTGCGCTTGGGCTTTGCCTCGCCGTTATCGGCGCCCGCCGTGCGCCGACCGCCGCGCTTCTTGCGCTCGACGGGTGCCGCAGCAGGTGCGGGCTCAGTCTGGAAAGTCGGGAACGTGTCCGTCATTTGCTTTCTCCTTGTTAGGGGGTTTCAATCGCTCGCGCTGCTTCTGCAAATGCGCGATGTAAACGTCGAGTTCTTCCTCGCTCGCAATGCTCGCCCGGCACTGCAGCACGTCACCGTCAAGAACGCTTGTGTAGCTCATTCTCGCCCTCCAGTGATCGGTACTCGATCTCGTGCATGGTGGTGCGCGCCCGCTCCAGAGCCTGACTCATGGCGGGCGACCAACCACGGTCTATGTAAAACACGATCTTGCTCGCCTGCCACCACATCGCATATCCGCCGTCAATCCCTAGCCGCCTCTCGTCGGGATCGTTGTCGTCGAGGAACAGGGTGAAAAATAAGTGGGAAGCAAATGGGACTTCCCCACGCGCAACGCAATCCCGGCACGCCAGTTTGGCGTACTCTACGTTGGCTGCCACCTCGCCGGCATATGGCGACTCGACCACGACAATGGTGGGTAAACCGCTCACTGTTTCACCCAGCGCAAATGAGATGGGCAAGCGCTGTCCCATGCAAGCAGATAACCCTCACGCGCCGGCTCGTCCTTGGTGGCGCACGTCGCGTCGATCGGGGTGGGGTGGAAAGGCGGTGGCACTCTGGGCTTGACCAAATGCAGATCGGCGGCCCAAACGGAATTTAGGTACAGTACGGCAAGTAAGAGCTTCATTTTAGCCCTCCCTCACAATCCAAAGGCAGCCCAGGCAGCCACGGAAGTGGACGAATCATTTCGTCCTTGCATCGTTGCAGATGCTGCGCCTCGTTACCATCCTTCGGAATCAAAATCCACAGTGAGTCGTGCTCGGAATTGACGATCCTGTACCCGAGCCGAGAGATGCGGATCATGGCCTGGCTGACGATGACGCGCGCCAAAGCTTGCGTCGTCTGCTCGACCAGCTTGGCACCATACATGCGCGCCCAGCCGTGTCGCGTGCGCATGCGCCAACCGGTCTCATCGCCTTCCCCCTCCGCAATGTGCCACTCCAGCGTCTCGTAATTCAGGCAAGCGCTGTTGGGAAGTTTGATCTTGCGACCGACCGCGTGCATCGGCCCCCATTCCATCTCACTGCCGTTCGCCAGCGTTTTCAGGACCGTGTCGGCGGTCTTCCAATATCGCGTAACCGCTCCATGAGTGCTTCGGTATAGGTCAACAAAGCGCTTTGCTGTCGCAAGATCGAGAGCAACTGGCGGGCCGTAGATGCCGAGCTTGGCGGTAGCTTGGAATTTAGGTGGGCCGCAACCGTATCCGCAGTTATGGACTATAAGAAATCCTGCATTGGTCACAACTGTAAATCTGTTCCTCGGCCCGGCTGAGAGAATATCGTAAGTTTGCGATTTCATTCTCCAAGGTGTCCACGCGACGTTTATTACGCGCGTTTTGCGATTTCGTAGCAAAGCGAAGATTGCCTTTTTGATACCCTTTATTGTTATTGATGCGATCAAGTTCCAATTCTGGATTATCCCATCCGGGAAGTGTAACAAGGTAAGCAAGAAATTCTTTTCTATCTTTGAATACCGCGCGTATGCCCCTTCTTCCATAAGATTTATGGCCGTTTGGCCTGCACCGGGTAAGCACAGCGGAGATTCGGCCAAGCAGCCGGCGACGATGTGAATCATCCGGGCACACATCTGCGTAACCGTAATAATTTTTTGTCCAGTATCCTGACGCTTTCTTTGCGCATACGTTACAGCGCGTTGTGCGCCCCGCAAAAAGGTTTTCAGACATAACAGGGTGCTCGGGTGCCCCACAGGAGCACCGCACGATAATGAATCGCAATCCTCCTCGCGCCGCAATTTCATAGCCGGAAACGGTAAGTTCTCCAAACCGCGTTCCAACGCTTGGAACAGGGTGTTTTCGTTTTGAAGAGCTGATGCCTCCACCCAAATATTCCCGCACAATACGCGGTGGTCTGGGGTCAGGTATAAACCCTCCACGTTTATTACGGAGCGTTCGCCCCTCGAAACTACCCCTTGATGGCTTACCCATTCATTCCCATCCCATAACCAGTCGCTAGGCTGTACTGTGGTTATGGCTTTGGGGCCGTTATTTGTCAACACGAGAGTGTCAGGACCGAGACACGATAGTTCTGCTTGCTTTCCGGTCCCTCTTTCTGCTGCGTCAGCCTTCGTAATTGCTCGCCCATAGAAAGCGGTGGCAATTCCAACATATGGGTCACCCCCGCTGCGGAAGCGCTCGATCACATCCTCCTGGCCTGCGAGGAAATTGAGCAACCGGCACTCGATCTGACTCAGGTCGATCGTCGCCAGCTCGTAACCCTCGGGCGCAAGAATAGCGCGTCGGAGATCGGAACCACGTTTGAAGTTTTGGAAATTTGAATTATGGACTAATTTTCCGTTCGCCATAAAACGATGACGGGGCCCACAATTAAGGATGTCGTATACGGGGGCGACATTTCCATTTTCGACGGTTGAGCATTTGCTCTGAGCGCGTCGCCCACCTGAGATTTCCTGGCTCATAGTGCCCCTCGTTATCAATTCGATCGATACTAAATCCTGACGGCGGATAACCTATATTGTTGACGACCCATGTAAAAGCTTCTTGAATCGACGCGAATTTGAATTTTATACCTCGCCCACCATAATATTTGTAATTACTAGCTTCAGGGAAACAACAACGAATTTTCCATTGGTTGATCGCCCTAGCTAATTTCTTGTCGCGTTCTGAAGGGTAGCCCGATGGTTTTTTGTCTGCGCATTGCCTGCAATTTTTTGATTTACCTGCTTTTAGATCTTTTAGAAGAACTTTTTTTACTACCCCGCATTCGCATCTGCACTTGACGTAAAGCCCTCGCCCGACTGGTTCTAACAACGTCCACTTCCCAAATTGTGGGTTCTCGGCAATCCATAAGAGGCGTCTTTGTTCGTAGTGCTTCGCCAAGGCTTTTGACCGCTTCGCCACAGAAGACGGGGTGTTCAGGTGTACCGTTGATGCCATCCCAGCTCACTATTTTTTGGTAGCCTCTAAAAGCTACACCATCATGCGAGACGAACTCCTGGCCGTCCCAAACAAGGTCAGTTAGAAGAACATCGATGATATTTTTGTATTTTGGTATGCCGGAGATGTCAAGTGTCAGAACTTGGGTATCAGCAGCTAAACATCCGTCTCCACCTGACCATCGGGTCGTGTGTGAACCACAGTAACGAAGGTAAACAGGGAGCGTGCCGTCAGTTCGGCCAGATCGCCTACACGCCATCCAACCGATCGTCTCGGCACGTGTCTGCATGAGAGTGGACTTAACGCCGAGTCGCGCTTCAGCCAGTCCTCGAACGCGATCATTGTCGTCCTCCAGCAATCCGCGCATGAAATCGTCAGTCTTGGCAAACGCCGGTATCGGCCCGTTCTTGCCATCCTTGAACTCTATCTCCACCCCCTCGGCTTCCAAAAGCGCAGTAAATTTGTCAGCGCTCTGAAGATCCTCCGACGTGACCCCAAGCGCCGCGATGCGGGCTTCTTTTTGCGCGGCCTCACGCTCCCATATCTGTGCGAGTAGTCCTGTATCCGCTCGAAGTAGCGGGTCAGTGAACATCCGCATGGTGATGTCCACAACCTCCAATTCCTCTAAAGGAAAGTCTTTTAACAAGATATTAAACAAATCCCAAGTCAGGGCGACGTCATGGCAGGCACCATCGGCTACCTGCTGTTGCACATCTGCTGATAGATCATCCCAACCTTTACCTATAAATAAAGAGTAAGGAACATTTTTAGGACTGAGATTGAAGTGCTTGGCAAGTGAGGCGAGCGCAACTGAGAGATGGTTACCTAGCAATAAACGCGCCATGCTCAGCGTGCAAAATAACATTTTTGGTCGAACTTTATAATGGTGATTCAATATCAATCCGTCGAAATTCGCGTGGTGCGCTATTACACCAATATCGGACCAATCTTCGTTTGCAAAGATATGAGGTAACTCGCGGTACGGATACCAGCGCGGCTCAATGTTGTGCTGCCATTTGATGGCGCAACCAATTGTCTGAAATCTTGAATCACGACAGTAGCTCTCAGTTGAGAGCTTAGAAAGTGAATACTCTTGGTCAAATCTCGTTTCAAAATCCAAAGTAATGATTCTCATGGAAGATCCCGCACCAATTTGTAATGCTTGGGACTCCCCGGTCCGCCCTTGCCGGCGCACACCGCCAAGCCATGCGGCTTGAGTCGCCTATTGAGCAGCCGCACAATCACGTACATGGACTTTTTGCCGGACAACGGCCCGCCATCCGAGTC